CGGAGCCGTAGACAGGCGGGATAGCACAGAGGCGTTATGGCTGTTGCGCGCGCCGTCCGGTGCGCACCAGATGGAAGAGATGGCGTACTTAGGCAAAGTACCACGGCCTAAAGATATAGGCCGTCACGTGTCGCAGATTAAGCGCACGACTTTCGCCAAGCCTGACTTTTATGTCTTCGAGTCGATGTATGGGTGGGCTATGCACTGCGAACATAAGACCCGGCATTTAATTGACCAGTGGGAGAACAGGGTATGAATTGGCATGAAGTTTTTGACTACGACCCCGCTACAGGTAAATTATTTTGGAAAATAAGTCCGTCAAAATCTGTAAAAATAGGGCAAGAAGCTGGCAGTACGAGGGCGGACAACGACGGGAGTGAATTTAAAATACTACGTTTTAACGGGACTACTAAACTTATCCACCACGTAGTTTGGGAGATGTTTAACGGGCCGATAGCGCCTGGGGAAGTAATTCGTCATAAAAATAAAGATAGAACTGATAACAGAATAGAAAATCTTATAAAAATGCGTCGGGGCAGTATCGCACACGGCACCAGCATACGGACGGACAATACTTCAGGGGTTAAAGGTGTTGGGTTTCATAAACGCTATGGTAAGTGGGTCGCAAGAATTTATGTAGACGGCAGGCCGATTTATTTAGGGGCTTACGATAAGTTAGAGAACGCGGCTAAGGCTCGCAGGCAAGCCGAGATTAAATACGGGTTTACAGTTAACGGAGCTGAGAAATGATTCTAAAAGAACGCGGCGGCAATAATGACGTACACGCCTTACTGTCGCCGTCAGGTGCTAAAAAGTGGCTAAGCTGCGCCGCGTCACTGGCCTGTGAAAAAGATATTCCTAACACGTCAGGTAAAGCCGCGGTATTAGGCACAGCTATGCATACAATAGCCGAGGTCCATTTAAATCAGTACATCAAAGGCACTGCGCTGCCGTTAGAACGTGAAGTTGGCGCTTACGTGCTGGATGGGGGTAAAGGTCAGATTAAGGCGCTAATCAGCCCGATTAAAGGCGCGGTACTGATTACGGCGGATATGATTGAGCAGGTGCGTAAGTACACCGACTACTGCAAACCGATTATCGATGTAGCGACTTACGCCAAGCTCGAGATGCGCGTCAATCTTACTGAGGTATTGCATCCTGGCTACGAAGGTGTCGAGACGTTCGGAACTGCTGACCTTGTTGCCGTACAGGAACTGGCAAACACTGACGAGCACATGTTAATTATCGGCGACCTGAAAACTGGGCGGCATCGTATCGAAGCGAAAGAAAACAAGCAGCTTATGCTCTATGCTCTCGGTGTTTATCGCCGACTCAAGAGACGTTATAACATCGCAGTTGTTCGTCTGGTCATCTTCCAGCCGTACGCTGGCGGGGCGTCGGAGTGGGACATCTCGGTTGAAGGTCTGGAACTGTTCGCTAAGTTCGCACAGAAACGTGCACTGTTGGCTCTTGATGCCTATTTCCGCGGTAAGAAGAACCTGAAAGCGTCGGACTTCAAGCCGTCTGTCGATGGTTGTCAGTGGTGCCGGTTCTCTGAACAGTGTGCTGCGCGTACAAAAACCGTTAACGCGGTACTGGTGGAAGAGCTGGAGGACGACTTTGCACTGGAACTGACGCCGGAGCAACTCGTAACTGAGTATGAGAAGCTGCCGTTGTTGCGCCAGCACATAGACAAGGTTGAGAAAGCGATGGCCGCCGCATTGCATTCAGGTAAGAAAGTGCCAGGGTACAAGCTGGTTGAAGGCCGTCCTGGTAATCGTGCGTGGAAAGACTCCGATGCGATTGAAGTGTCACACGGCGACATTCTCAAAAAAGAGGTATTGATGTCGCCTACGGAGGCAGCAAAAGTTCTTTCGGCGGACGAGATGGCAGCGCTTGAGCCGTTTATCACGCGTAAGCCGGGCGCACCATGTGTCGCATCGGCAGACGACAAGCGTCCTGAGTGGAATCAGGTAACAGAGGAGGATTTAGAATGATTCGTAAAATGTTCAGAGTAATTGGCGGTTTTGTGGCGTTTTTAAGCTATCACTTTATGATGTTGCCGGTTTATTCTTTGCTTTTTCCATTAATGGCTTATATTGCGGTTAAGTATAAAACTGTAGACCTGGAAGACTTAATGGAAGTTAATGAGATAAAGTTTGTTCAGAATTTGGAGTGGCCTTTCGAATACGTACTGATAGTTGAGAAAATAACTGGCTGGAAGGGTTGACACCTGAATAGTTAGCTATTATAGTTCTAATCACTGGCCGGGCAGCTTCCCGGAGTAAACTTAAAAGCGAGAAATCACGATGGGACTGAAATTAAATCTGCGTAAAGTAAACACTGCATGGGTTAACGTATTCGAACGCGAAAAAGACCGTGAAAACGATGATGGCTCAATCACTAAAGGCCAGTACAGCGCGACTATCATCCTGCCGTCCGACCATGCTCAAATCGACGCGCTATACGACACTGTTTACGCTGTAGTTGAAGAAGCGTTAGGTGCAGCCGCCGCTGAGAAATGGATGAAGTCCAACTACGGCGAAGGCAAGCACATGGATAAATGCGCGATTAAAGACATTGCCGAGCGCGACAATCCGTTTGAAGACTTCCCAGAAGGCTTCTACTTCAAAGCGAAGGCACAGAAACAGCCGCTGATTGTAACCTCTAAAAAAGGTGAGACTCAGGTAGAGCAGGACTTCAACGTAGACGGCGAACAGATTGAAGGCGAACAGGTTTACAGCGGCTGCGTCGCTAACGTAAGCGTTGAAATCTGGTTCAGCCAGAAATATAAAGTCCTCGGCGTTAACCTGCTGGCGATTAAATACGTTGGTGAAGGTAAAGCGTTCGGTGGTTCTAAAGTAGTCGCAAGCGTCAATGACCTGGAAGACGACGAAGAAGATGGAGCACCACGCCGTGAACGCCGCCGTCGCTAATATCTGAATCAATTTAACTAAGGCCCTTCATTGGGCCTTTTTACTAAGGGTCGAAAATAATGAGTTACCTGTTCTTAGACTTTGAAACATTCTCCGAAGCCGATTTAAAGAAAGTCGGCTCCTACGCTTACGCCGAACACCCAACTACTGAAGTGCTTATCTGCACGTATGCTTTTGACGACGAGCCTGTTCGGGTATGGGATTGCACCGACGGCAGCGACATGCCTGGCGATTTGCACCGCGCGTTACGCCGTCTGGTTAAACCGAACAGCCGCATCAAGATGGTGTGGCACAACGGCTCAATGTTCGACCGCCTCATCATGAAACACTGCTGGGGTTTTGATATTCCGGTAAGCAACACCATTGATACGATGATTTGGGCGTTCCGCCACGCGCTGCCGGGTTCACTTGATGCATTGTGCGAAGTGCTGGGTGTATCCGCGGACAATGCAAAAGATAAACGCGGCAAGGCGCTGATTCAGCGTTTTTCTAAACCGACGCCGAAGAACTACAAAATCCGTCGCTACACCGCCGAAACACACCCGGGCGAGTGGGCGCTGTTCATCAAGTACGCCGTGAGCGACATCACTGCGATGCGTGAAGTCTCCCATAAGCTGCCGAGGTGGGGTAACTCCGAGTTTGAGGACCGTGTACTGGAACTGGACCAGTTAATTAACGACCGCGGGTTTAAGGTTGACGTCGCACTGGCGGAAGCCGCGATTGAGGCCGTGGAGAAACACAAGGCACAGTTACAGGAAGAAGCCCAACGCAAATACGGCGGCTCGCTTACTGGTAAAGACTTCCTGCCAATTCTACGCGAACTGGCTCCTGCGCACCGTATTCATAACGCACAGAAGTCTACGCTTAACGACCTGCTGGCGGACGATGATTTACCTGACGACGCCCGCGCGATTATAGAAATGCGCCTCGGGGCCGCATCCACCGCATCAACGAAATATAACCCGCTGTTGTTAGGCCGCTCTTCGGACGACCGCCGTCGAGGGTGTTTACAGTATGGCGGGGCAAAACGTACTCTGCGATGGGCGGGTAAAGGCTTCCAGCCGCAGAACCTGGCGCGCGGGTACTATCACGATGATGAACTGGATAAAGGCATTTCAGCGTTACTTAAGGGCCGCGCGCACCGCCGTTTTGATGTCGCTAAATTAACGGCATCGACGGTGCGTAGCTGCATCATACCGGAAGCAGGACATAAGTTTGTTGTTGCCGATTATTCTAACGTCGAAGGTCGCGGTTTAGCGTGGCTGGCCGGTGAAGAAACCGCGCTCGATACGTTCCGCGCTGGCCTTGATATTTACTGCGTAACCGCGGGTAAGATGTTCGGCATGGACCCAGATGATATTAAGAAAAACTTCAAGGAAATCAGACAGATAGGCAAGGCTTGCGAACTGGGCCTCGGCTATGAGGGGGGTGTCGGAGCGTTCGTTACGTTCGCTAAAAACTTAGGTCTTGACCTTATTGAGATGGCAAAAACAATGGACGGGACTTTCCCCGACCACATCTGGGCTGCTACCGCACGAGGGTATGAGTGGGCGCGTATTCAGGAAGCCAAGCGACCGCCACATCCCGGTGAAAAGGATGACCGACCATCGTATATTCTTGATAAGAAAGTGTGGCGCACATGTGACGCTATCAAGCGTATGTGGCGTGAGTCTCACCCTGAAACAGTAGCGTTCTGGCGAGACCTTAAAGATGGAATTTTAGCCGCTGTTCGCAATCCTGGTCGTGAATTTTGGGCAGGAGCACACTTGCGCAAGAATGGTGAAAGGGCTATCCGCATATGGCGTACTGTTGAATTTGATTCGTCCGGTAGGAAGGTTCCTGGTTGGTGGTTGTGTATGGAGTTGCCGTCGGGTCGTATCCTCTCGTATCCGGGGATCGGCGTTAGCGTGACAAAGGAAACAGACGAAGACGGACGGGTAAACACGAATGTGCGAATCAAGTACCAAGGCGAAAACCAGTTAACCCGCCAATGGACTACCCTGTACACACACGGTGGCAAAGCCTGCGAAAACATTGTCCAGGCGCTGTGCCGTGATTTACTCGCGTATGCGATGATTAATGTTGAGGGTGGCGGGTATCCAATCGTGCTTTCGGTACACGATGAACTGGTATGTGAAACTCCAGACACCCCCGAGTATACGGTGGCTGAACTGGAAAAATTAATGTGTTCGCTGCCTGAGTGGGCCGAGGGGTTCCCTCTTGTAGCGGAAGGTCAGGAGTTAAAACGTTATGCTAAGTAAACTGATTATCGCGGTACTGGCAGGATTTGCCGCCGGTGTCTACTGTCACGAGGGTCAATACGGCATGATTGTCGCCGTGTTAGGCATGTTCATCGCAATTTATCTGTGGGTGCTGGAATGAAAATCTACTGGTTCTACGAAGAAGACTGTCGAATCTGTCCGCGCTGCGGGGTTGAGCATACAAAACGAGAGGGGTGCGTATTATGAAAGAAGAATGTTTTAGCAACACCAAAGCGTTAGTAGATATGCCGGAGTGGGAATTTATCATGGTAATGGGCGATGGGTTCTTTAGCGATGCTTGCACCGGGTGTACGCACAAAGGTGTTTACTATTCAGAACACGACATCTATCAAGCGTACTTCCTGCGAAACCCAGATGCGGAGCCGTTGTTATGACAATGTTTGTATTTTGGACGATAGTAACCATGCTCGCACTGTTACTCGGCGCTGGAATAGCTGCGATGTTCTGTTATGGCCTGTTCTTTAAGTTTGTCGGTGTTGCCGTTCTCGGTGGAGCTTTCCTTACTTGGATTCTGCGGTCGTGACTAAAGAGGGCCGCGTACAGAAATACGCAAAAGAGAGGTTCGAGGCCCTGGGCGGCCTCGTTCGTAAACTTTCCTATGAGGGGCGCTCCGGCGCTCCCGACCTGCTGGTAATTCTCCCCGGGGGCATCGTCTGGTTCGTCGAGGTTAAGAAAGATGAAAACACGAAGCCGGACCCCCACCAGTTACGCGAGCACGAGCGGATGCGTAAACGCGGTGCGAATGTTTTTGTCGTCGGTTCGTACAAACAGGTTGACGACCTAATAGCGAACTATTATAGTTAGTCCCACACCAACAATATAAGGAATTGAGAAATGAAACACGAATATGACCGCAAACCAGCACGCGGCATCGTACCAGGCGACATGATTTTCAACGTTAAGACCCGCCAGCCTGTTGCCGTTGATACGGTGTTCGTCGAGTCGAATGGTAAACTGGTTATCGAAGATGCGACCGGTAACGTTACGGCGTTCGGGCGTAAAGAGCTGGTGCTGGTGGCGAAATGAACTATTACAATGAGTGGGATAAAGGCGCAGCCGCGTGGCTGCGTGAATTAATAAAACAGGGTCACATACCTTTTGGAGTTGTAGATGAAAGAAGCATTACAGAAGTTAAGCCAGAAGACCTCGACGGGTTCACCCAGTGTCATTTTTTCGCTGGTATTGGCGGCTGGCCTCTCGCGCTCAGACTTGCGGGAGTTTCGGAAAATACGCCTCTCTGGACGGGAAGCCCGCCTTGCCAACCGTTTAGCGCGGCAGGAAAGCAACTCGGACATTTCGACCCGAGACACCTCGCGCCGGTATTCCTTGACCTCATCAGCGAGTGCCGCCCTCCAGTCCTCTTTGGGGAACAGGTTGCACCAGCAATTGCAAAATCGTGGATGTGCGATTTACAAACTCACCTGGAAGGAGAAGACTACGCCGTCGGGTTTGCCGTACTCCCAGCTTGTGGCGTCGGCGCACCGCATAAAAGAGAGCGACTCTTCTTTGGTGCGTACCAACTGGCCGACACCGACAGCGAACGATTACAAAGGGAGCGGAGAGACAGTGATTCGCAAGGACGGGAAGGACAGAACATTCGACAGGCTGGACTACTCAACGGAGCAGGGACTGAAAGCGGCATGGGGGACGCCGACGGTTCAGAATTCGCGTCACGGCAGCTACAGCGAGGCGGAAACAAAAAGAGACCCGAACAATCTGCACAATCAATGCTACCTCGTGGTGGCAATCCGAATCGCAGCTTCTGGTCGGATGCTGACTGGCTCGGATGCCGTGACGGAAAATTTAGGCCAGTTGAACCCGGCACATTCCCGCTGGCTAATGGGATACCCGCCAGAGTGGGACGATTGCGCGGTTACGGCAATGCTATCGTCCCGCAAGTAGCTGCAGAATTTATAAAGGCGTTTATGGGGGCCATAAATGAGTAAGTTTCAAAGGCGCGAGTACCAGAAGCTCATGACCTCGTTCATGTTGCAACACCATCGCTGCAACATATGGGCAAGCATGGGCGCTGGGAAGACTGGCAGCGTACTGTGGGCATTAAACCGACTGTTCCGCAACGGCCAACTTAATGATGACGACCGCGTGTTAATACTCGCCCCGCTGCGCGTTGCGTCCGGCACATGGCCCGCAGAACAAGAGAAATGGCGATTCCCGTGTCTGAGTGTCGTAGATGCGACCGGTTCAGAGAAGCGCCGTATCGCGGCGCTGGAGTCGGACGCTAACGTGGTATGCACAAACTACGAAGTTATCGAGTGGCTGATTGACTACTACGGCAAAGATGACTGGCCTTTTACCGTTATCGTTGCCGATGAAAGCACGAAGCTTAAATCATTCCGCAGCCGTTCAGGTGGTAGTAAGAGGGCGAAGGCGCTCAGTAAGGTGGCATTTGGAAAGGTTAAGCGTTTTATTAACCTGACGGGAACGCCGTCACCGAACGGCCTCAAAGACTTGTGGGGGCAGAACTGGTTTATCGACGCGGGCGAGCGCCTGGGTTCTTCCTACACGGCATTCACTGACCGCTGGTTTAACTCGGTACAGAAAGGTAAGTCGGCGATGGCGCGTGAATACCATGCACGACCAGGTGCTGATAATGAAATCCACCAGAAGATGAAGGACATTAGCCTCACGATTGACGCCGCCGAGTGGTTCGGTTGTGAAGCTCCGATTATCGTACCGGTTGAAATCGACCTGCCGAAGAAAGCACGTCAGGCGTACATAGATATGGAGGAGAAGTTATTCGCGGAACTGGAGAGTGGGGAAGTTGAAGCGGCTAACGCAGCAGCGAAGACGTCTAAGTGTTTGCAGATTGCTTCCGGTGCCGTGTATGTGACTGGCGACGACGGAGAAGCAACGAAAGACTGGGAGAAAGTGCACGATACGAAACTGGATGCGCTCGAGTCCATTGTGGGGGAACTACAGGGTGCGCCGTTGCTGGTAGCATATCAGTTTAAGCACGAACTGGAGCGCATCCTTAAGCGATTCCCCCAAGCACAGGCGTTTGCAAAAGGTGCTAAGGGTAATAAGCAGATGGAAGCATGGAACCGTGGTGAAATCGAAATCTTATGCGTGCACCCCGCGTCAGCTGGGCATGGTTTGAATTTACAGGACGGCGGACATCATCTGGCGTTCATCTCACAAGGCTGGAACCTTGAGCACTATTTGCAGGTCGTTGAGCGTATAGGCCCGGTCCGCCAGAAACAGGCAGGCCACGAGCGCCCGGTGTTCCTTTACCACATCGTTGCTAAGGACACGCTGGACGAGGTTGTTGCCGCGCGTACGGACGAGAAAAAATCTGTACAGGAAGAGTTGCTTAATTACATGAAGAGACGAGGTAAGAAATGATGGATGGCGAGGAGTTGCTACTTAAGGCGCATCTGCTGTCGCGTGGTTTTGATGCGGACCGATTACGTGTAGTCTTAGGCTCTGGGGTAGCTACGTTTTACCTGTGGGGATTTGATGGTAGGCTTCGCGGATACCAGCACTACAAACCACATGCGGAAAAGAACTGTAAAAACCCTAAAGACGCGAGGTACTTTACCAGAACAACAAGGCCGTGTTTATGGGGGCTTGAGTATTTGCCGGAGAGCGGGGTGGTATTTGTTACTGAAAGCGTATTCAAAGCCGTAGCCTTGATGAATTGCGGGTTCAATGCCGTAAGCGCACTTGGGTCAAATATACCAACCGACCTACGTCAGCAAATGTCACTTTTGCCGTATGACTGGGTGTGCGCGGGCGACAATGATAAAGCTGGCCTAAAGTTCAGCAAAACATTCACCAGAGGATTTGTGTCAAACGACCTTGATGAACTTTGTGAAGAAGAAATAACGTATCTTGCGAGGAAATTTACCAGATGAACATCACAGCCCCGATTCCGGCATTGCAAAAACGTATCAAGGAACTTGAAGAAGAGGTTCTACGACTACGTCAGCAGAGAGATGCCTCTAATGCACAACTGGCGTTTGTACTGGAGAAATTAGCAGAAGAGTAGAGAAAAGGCCCCAAACGGGGCCTTAGTTTTACAGGGCCGCCATAATAAAACAAAGAAGTTCCTCATAGCGCACGCCGAAGTTTTCACCTGCCTCTAAGGTGCATCTCTTTTCCCCGGTGTCGTACTCTTCCTCGACTTCAATCGTCTTAGTGGTAGTAATAGTTTTGCCGGTTAGGTCGTCTATTTCCGTTACTTCTTGGTCCTTAAGTACGGTACGCTTAGCCATGATTGGCTCATACTTAGCGTCCCAGGTATCGTGGCAGTAGAAAGCGTACATTTCAGGGTCCAGTCCATGCTTACGCAAAATTTTACCTATAGATTGCGCACCTACGCCAAAATGGTATCTGGCACCGTTGCCTTTCTCGGAGATAGCATCTTTGAATCTAAATTTCCATATGTCATTCTTTATTTCCAGGGCCGCGGCACGTTCGGCTTCAAGTATCTTATCCCGTACTTTGAGGTCTTCATTTGATGTGTTTATCGCCCCGGTTCCCGCGTATACCACAGACCACCGACGAGACGCGGTGCCATTCGATATGGTATTGTCCGTAGAGGGCCTTATGTTGGCGGCGGCTATGACTTCAGTAGAAGCCTTAAGCTGAATAACACCCGCGTTAACCCCATAAGTGCCTTGCCCGGAAGACGACGCCCCGCCACTAACCACAACCCTTGCGTCATAATCGTTAGGGTTTCCGCTTGAGTGAAAGTCTATGTATGTCGTACCTAGGGCTGTGGTGCTTCCCAGTTCAATAGCAGACCCAGAAGCGCTCATGATTAATTTATCGTTCTGTAAATTAACGTCTCCGGATGTTAAAATAGTAGTTGAGCACTTTGGTATCTCGAACCCAGATGTGATCGACGTCACATCGGTAAACGCTACAAGTATTTTGCTGTCCGATGCTAACGCGTGCCCCCCATTCATGTTCCCTATACGAAAGGCGTTTCTCCATCGGACCGTAGCTGTCGAAAGATTCGACAAGGCAACCCCAACGTCTACGGCGCTTCCTTGTACGTCCCCACCACCAATGACCTGAATCCCTGACCTATACCATACAGACGACCCTTCGGAGGCTACTGTGTTAAACTCACATGCGGTCACGTTATATACACCAACGGCGGACGGGCTCAAACTACCGTACATATGCCCGCCAAAGTACCCACCTTTGAATGTGCTCGGGGACGCTGATACTGCCCCTCCGTCGCCATTTTGCGACACTGCCAACCCAACCACACCCACATAGTTACGGTCCGGGTTGTCGGCACTGGTAGGTGATTTATGGGTAGATACAAATTCTGCCGCGTGCCTGCCACCTTTGGCTGCGGTGCCGCCGAAAACATGGTTTACCTGTAGCCCGTCAACTTTTGTCCCGGCCGTTAAATCGTCAACAGCATTAACCTGGTCGTCTATGATAGCAAGGTAGTTAAATTTTGCAGTGCTGGCGTTGGGTATAGTGCCAGTGATAGGGTCCGTAAGGATAACTCCTATCCCATATGTCATACCATCGTTTTGATACTCCCCGGTTCTCCCTTGCATGATAGAAAACTTATCGTTTCCGCGGGACATTACACCTGGACCAATCAATGATGCTCCACCAAAAGCAGCCAGGTCCTGTCGTAAAATAACACCTCCAACCGACAACCATGCGCCGCCGCCTACACCGCCTGAGGTTGACGGTGTTGACGCCGCGGGGATAGTCTTCGGTAAACTACCAGCCCAATAGTACCAATCCCCATCCCCCCCATCAGTCGAAGGCCACAGCACCGCCTTGTTTCTATCGTCCGTAGTTAATGTTCCACCAGTTGTGAAATCAAAAGATGCTGGGGCTAGGCCCAAGCTACGCAACACAGCGGGTAGCGTCTTCTGATTCTGCCCTGTAACCTGGTTTGTCGCGTAATCAATATCTGCACCCCCGGCTACTCCGCCAGATTTACCGGTAATTACCTCTGCTTCGAAAATCTGGTGTTTCTTGGCGGTTTGTAAATCCGCCAGGCTTAAAACATCACCGCATCCGCTTGACATATAGAGTCCTCTTTAATTAAAACCATTGCTGAATCCGTCGGAGAAACCGCGGCCTAAAGGTGCGACGCCGTCGTATTTATAGAATCCGTCGTCATAGTTGTAGCCAGTAATCTTGACCGTGCGGTCATCGCCCGGGTCTATTGAAGAAACAACTATCTTCTGAGCATTATGCCTTGCTTCGTTGCCGAATGAAAACTCAGTTTTTAGCGCGCTATTCCCCGTGTAGATTGCCTCCTCCGGCGCGGAGAGCATAACCACTTCGCGGTCATGACTTCCTTTGATAACGGAGATACTCTGTACGGAGCCGTCGCGCTTCTTAAGAATGATGGAGTGGTCGTCTCCGGGGGTAAACGTAACAGGCTGGGACAATGTCAGTGTAAGCCCATTAACGGCAACAACATAACCATCTTGCGGCGCAATGCGAGAGCCTTTAACAACGCTGATTACCCCGCCGGGGGTGGCGAGCGCACCTTCTTCCGTAGCTTCAAACTCTACGACAACTTTACTTAACGTGTTGCGCTGGTAGCGGCGCCACGCCAGCCAGTACGCCTGCTGGTAGTTGCGCACCCCCTTCGATTCGTACTCCTCGGTGTTTGCGCCGAGTTCTTCCGGGATATAAATCGTTTCCTGTACGTTAGTATCAGGGTCAATGTACGAGAACGACAGGCTATCGTAGGTTGTCGAATCGTTGAACGTGCGGGTCCATTTCTCTGTACCAGTTGTCTTACTGCGGTGGGTGAATACCATTTCAGGCCCCGCGACAGGACGGTCGAATCGCAGCATAATATCCGCGCCTTTACGGTACGCAGTACAGAACACGGCTTCCGCTATGGTCTGAACGATGTCCTGCATCGTGGTGTCGTAGTCGTCGAACGTGTAGCAGAACTGCCCCGCTAATTCACTTCCGAAATAGGACTCGATTTCTTCCTGCACGGATAGTAACTTATCCATGTTTGCCGTTGTCAGTTCCAGATTACCCACCGCCGGGTCGCGCGCCAGCCTGATTAGCGACTGCACGGCCTGAGTGTTTGGTGTCATTACCGTATCGAATACCCCATTGCCTAAGTATTTGTGGCACATCTCGGTCGCGATCATGCGCAGTTCAGGGTTATTGATACTGGCAGCGCGCGGCGTCTGTTTACGGGCACAATGTACGGTAGTTCGGTTGCCGTAGTGTGGGGTTGTGTCCAGTGACTGCCCGTACAGGTTGATGAAGGTTATCTCGTCACTTACCGTCCCGTCGTAGTCCTTGTCGAAATTCGTTACGCGGCGCATGCGGGCACGGAAACGAGACGCTGTCGGCAATTGGCCATAGATAGACGTACCGACGTAATCCGTATTGTTGCCTGTAATTGTAGCCTGTACCGTGTAAATATCGCCCAACGGGTTACGCTGAGAGTCAATCATCTGATACTGGAGTTCTACGGTTACGCTGGTACGGTTATAGCCGCCGTCGTATTTGTAGAGGCCGTTCTGCCCGGCAACGTTAGCAAGTACCCGGTCAACTTCTCCGCGTACCATGTAATACCAGTCCGTAAGAGATACGTCATATGTGTTGCTCGGGCCGATAAACGTATCTGAACGCTCTGTTAGCGTGTACGTCTGTCCGCTGGTCAACGCGGCCCAGTTAGACGCACCGTTTACGGCTAATCTTACTTCGAAGTCGTCAACGTATAAAACCTCAAACGAGCCGTTCAGGTTAGTGACATCAGCAACGTCAAAGTTGCTCAGCACCGCCACATCACCGACGCTAAGAAACTCAGAAAAAGCAGAGTCTCCTGACGGGTCATAGATGTAGCCGGTGTTTGAAATACGTTTAGCGGTGCCGTCGGCGCTTGGGTTGGCCCCGATGTCGTTCGGCGCTTTCAGTACAATACCGTCAACGTCGTCGTTGGAGTACGTCACATAGAGTTTCTGGTCAATGATGTCGCCGATTTGTAGTTGCGGGGTAGTTGTATTGTTTGGTGATGTATAGGGGGTGTACACGGCAACAGAAGAACCTGTGATGTCGCTTATCAGGGTGTCGCCTTCCGTGACGCCATCAGCCTCAATATGCAGATGCCCGCGACCAGCGTCATAGTACGAATACTCCAGCAAAGCACCAGTGGAGTTGAACGCCTTGTACGTCTGCATAAGGTCGTTAGGGATTGTCTGCACAGTCCCGCATATGTCATAAGAGCGCTCGTAAGGACGCGGCTTGTTGGAGCGGTCTGTTAGGCTGTTATTAGCGGATTTTGCTTGGTTATTTGTCGCTGTTACCGCCAGACTCGGTTTCTTAGTTAGTAAAACCGTAGCCGCAACGACGACCAAAGCAACAAGCGCACCTACTACAAGCGCACCTCCACCAGCTCCTTCTACTATGTGATACACCGCGTCTTCGTCTTTAAGCGCGTCGAAGTCGTCAGTGATATCGGTGTCGTCACCAATCTCACCGAGATATACGCGCACAGGAACGCCGTCAGGGATATGGTTAACAACAAACTCCATTGGCATCCCGACGTGTTTTGTACGGTCGAAAACACCGTTAGCATTTCGCGTGTAGTGCAGGATTATCGCCAAAATTCAATCTCCGTGTACAAGTCTCTCAGGTCAACAAGCCTGTCAAGCCGTACCTGACGGGAGGCCATTTCGCAATGACTCACCATTCCGTCAAAGTAGACCCCGGCGTGCCACACGATTCTGCCGCCGCGGCGCCTACCCATAAGAACCGCGCACAAGTTTTCAGGCTTATCAATTTTCGTAAGCCCCTTCGTGTCACGATGACCTTCATCAAACGCTTCGTTAATTGCCGTTGGGCTTGTAGCGTCGAACGCCGGGGTTGCTAACCCGGCATCCGCACGGACAATACGCACATGATGCCAGCAATTGCGTTTGCGAAAGTCGTAAGGTATTCCCGTGTAGTCGTTAATGTTCATGTGATTAACAGACCGCGTAATAACGGTATCTCTTTAGGTGTCATAAGTATACCAGTGCTTCGTTGGTTCAGCATAGGCGTCCCTAAATTAGCAGAGAACCGCCCCTTGTCCTGAGCTATGGTCTGCGCCTCATATACCACGGGGCCATCTGCCGGGTATGACAGGTCGGTGCTGACATAACGGCGAAATATGAACTTCGGCAACTCAGTGCTATCCATCGGAATATTATCCAGCTCATCGTCCAGTAAATTTCCGACGTCAGGAAGGGTAAACGTCGTCGTCTGGTCCATGTCGTTATTGTTAGCAGCCCCCGACGCCTCCATCGGGGTTGGTTCGAACGTGATTGTTTCGCCTGTCTCCAGCGTTGCCGTAAGTTCCTGCAGTCCGCGTACAAGATAGTACGTCTTTGACAGCAACGGGTGGCTGACTTGCAACGTGATGTAGTCCATCTCGCCGTCGGGATTTGAGGCCAGCTTACGGCGATAGGCGGCTTCTACTGATTCCTGGCTCATTGCATCGGGTCCCAAATTCGTGGAAACGTTGATTGCGCGGTTCCGTAGGCTTTAAGGAAACATCCCAGCCCATCACCATAGCAACCATACAAGTCCGGCAGATTGTTAACAAGGCACTGGTTCTCAAGGTTCTGGAACGGCGATTTCTCTGCGGTTGCCGTGAAAGTAATAGTCCAGTTGACCCCGTCTTCGGTGGACTCGGCGATGGTTGACGTGATTGTTACCTGATAATCCTCAATACCCATTCCGAAGTCATGCGCCATCCAGAAACTTGACGCACCGCCGTCTACTTTTTCGAGGAACGACAGAAACGCCTGCCGCCCCAGCGCCGATGTAATCAGGGTTACGCTTATTGGGAACACGTCGTAATACGTGTCGCGACCCTGACGCACCCCGCCACCGGCTAAATCAACGCTCCAGACGTTGTTACGTCTGGTCATTGAGTAGCCTTTTGACACCACCGGCTTAAGGCTACGTGGAAAAAATAAGTCAGTCATTATTTGAACCCCGGCGCATTTCTTGTGGCCTTTCGGGCCTTGCTAATCTTACTGTTGCTGTTCTGCAAAGAGGCAGCCACTTGCTCTTCGATGATGATACGCAAACGGCCTTCATCATCTTGTTCAGTGGATACGTTGCCAATCTGACTCGATGTGTTATTTACGATGGTAACATTAGATGGGCCAGAAGAAGACCCGTTTTGCCCCATAATTTCTTTCATCTGCTGCGCGGTGCGCACACGCGATGCGCCAGCGGGCATGATAACTTCGGGTTTACCACGTTCAGCGATAGTAGAAGCCTGCCCCGCGGATAACTGACCGCCCTGTTCACGCGCGGACCTGATAGCGGAAATCTGCGCCATACCCGCCCCAACGGCTGCGGCAGCGGCTACAGGGGCAAGGAACGGACCAACAATAGGGATAGCCGCCGTAGACTTGTACGCCTCAATAGCTGCGGTGTACGTGGCTATAGTGGCCTGTACGATAGCGAATGCTTTATACGCACCAGAAGCCTCGCCCAACGCAGACCCGATGTTTGAAGCCATGTTACCAAAGGCGGTTGCTGTTGCGTCGGCACGTTTCGTGGCGTACTGCTCGTTGATGGCGTTAAGCGCGGCCTGATACTGCGTCTCACTAATCAGACCCTGCTCACGGTACTTATCCGCCACCGCCAGTTTCTGCTGTTCCTGGATGTCGAGAAGCTCAAGCTCAGTAGCGTTCTGGCCCATAATCTGAGCCATGAAGTCGTCACCTTTCTGCTGCTTTTCCTGGGCTTCTTTCTGGCGTTTATCCAGTTCATCTTGGCGTTTTTGCCCTGCTTCAAGGACGATAGCTGTTTTAGCTTGTTCGTATTCTTTCAGAGACAACGCGCCCTGTCTGTAGAACTCTTTTGCCTTAGCCAGTTTCTGCTGTTCCTGAGCGTCAATAGCCTTTAACTCGTCGTTGTTCTGACGGGCTAAAGTGTCGAGGTAATCCTGCGCCTGTTTACGCAGTTGCTCCGCTTTCTTAGCGGCGGCTTTCGCGTCTTTGTCGTCGGCGTTTCCGGTGCCGCCAGTTCCGCCCTTTTTATTAACAAGGCTGGCTAAGTCAATTTCTTGCTTCTTGCGCTCGTCATACTGCTTGCGCTGTTCCTCAATTTCTTTCTTACGCTGCTTAGACCTGTTGGTGATGGCCTGTGATTCGGCCTCTGCGCGTTTTATGCTGGCGGCGTATGCGGCGTCAGCCTCTGCGGTCAGGTTTTTAAATGTGAGTGCTGCCGTTTTGCTCGGGTCAAACACGTCAGCGAGGGTCTGTCCTAACGCTACGGCATAATCGTCAATGCGCTGGAACCACGCAATAACCTCATGGAATGTCTGCTGGATGTCAGGCAACCACTCACGGATAGCGTCCGGTATAGTACCCAGCGAGTCGGACATGTCCGCGGATTTGTTCTCGGTGTCATATGCCAGGTCGTTCAAAGCGTCAGAAATAAACTTGAACGACTCATTGAACAGTGTCACCCAATCCTGGAGTGTGGCGGCTATCTCATTAGACGCGATGGCATCAGTAAGCGCCGTGATAGCATCTTCCGCCCTCGCAGCTTGCTCACCTACTGCGTCGCCGAAACCTGATTGCGCCACCGCAAGTACAAGGCCGTCAAAGGAGTCCGCCAGGCTCGACAACTGACCATCTAATGTCTTAGAGCGCGTCTCCATTGCCCCGGCGAAATCCGTGTTGCCGATGTTCAGAAGGTATTTCTGAATCTCTTCGGAGTTCTTTTTAACAGTAGTCGTTACGCCGCGGAACGTGAACGAAACCGTATCCGCCTGTTGCGACGACTTGATACCAAACTCTTTCAGTCGCTCAAACTCAAAGGTACTGGCGTCCGCCACGGCCTCAATCATCTGATTAAGGTCTTTACCCATCGCAGCGGCGGTGTTGCCGTAGGAGATTAACGCCTCTTTGCTGGGATTCAGGCCGAGAGCTACAAGTTTAGTGAAGCCCTCAACAGCCTGGTTAAGGCCGTATGGGGTCTCTTTTGCGAACTGTTGCAGGACGCTGAAAGCCTTAGCGGCATTCTCGGCACTCCCGGTCATCGTGATGAGGCCGGAGTTCAGCTTGTCGAAGTTTCGCTGGGAGTCCACCAGCGCACTGAACACCTGTTTGGCGGTTTCCAGACTGACGACGGCGGCTGCGGCAGCCCCCGCCGCCTTAGTGAGCCCGTTCAGTTGTGATGTGGTTTTATCGACGCCGGTCGATGATACTCGTACTATCAAGCTAGCGGTATCAGCCATGATTTCTACCTTCAAAGATTGCTTCTAAGCCCATGATAATGTCTATCTCGAACAGACTAAGCTGCTTTTGCGTAACATCGAGATAGGCTTTCAGGTCTTGCCACGTAACGGATTCTCTTGCAAACAATACTACAGCGTCCTCGCGCACGTGTCGCGTAAACTTAATGTCGCAATACGTCTCAAAGGTGGATATAAAAAGGGGTGGACATTCTGGCCCACCCCGTCGCGCTGCACGTTTTTTCTTATCGATTACACCCATCGCGATAAGCGCCTGTTCGTGTCCGTCAGCTATAGAATCAAACTCTCTGATTTTATGTTTATCAACGAACTCGTAGGTGGCGAACCTGTACAGCGCGTCTACTTTTCCTGTAATGCTTTACGCTCAGCGTTATGGAACGCGGCCACCTGTGTGCCTAATGCCTTGAACTGGTCGAGCAATTTGTTAAACGCTTCCTTAGAGAAAGGCTCATCAAAGCTCCAGCCGTTTACGACTTCCGCCGCGAGTTGTCGGTTGAGGTCTTCCGCCAGTTCGTTAACCGCCAGGTTATATTCAGTGTAGTCACCAGATTCTTTGGCGGCTTTTTCCAGTTCTTCAAAACGCGCCAAGCCGCGGCGATACGCGATAATGAAAGCACGCCCCGCTTTAACGGCGGCATCCGCATCCGGATTTACAACGTTAAGCCACTCACCGGAGTCTTCGCCATTCGGCAGCAGAATCGGCATCTTCTTGCCTACCAGTGCTTTCTCTTCGAAATAGAAATCAGAAAGTTTCATTCTTTAATCCTTTGGTTAAGAGGTTACGGGTTAATGGTAAATGCGCCAGACGGGAACCACCCGCTTTTCGTGTGCGACACTAGGCGCAAAATTATTCTATCACATTACTTGCAGACCCCAATATAATAGGGTACTATTCACTTACACCATCAATGAAGGGGTTTAAAATGTCAAGTTTACCAGTTTCCTTAATTCTGTTTGCACTGCTCGCTTATTTCGCGCCTTTCCTGGTTGCGTACTTCCGTAACCATAAAGCGAAGTTGGCAATATTCATGGCCAATCTGTTTCTTGGCTGGATTCTGCTGCCGTGGGTATTTATCTTAATCTGGGCGTGCAACTCGAATGTTAACGAGAAGTGAGCTAGTATAGGACAAATCCTAAACACGAGGAATAAGCATGGCCCGGAAGAAAATAACCGACGAACAGTTGCAGGAAGAATTGAACGCCGGCATGAAGAATATCGACATCGCCCGTAAATACGGCATATCAGACCGCGTTATTCGTATTCGTAAAGCGAAGCTGGCTAAGAAAGGCGTAGGCCACGGGCGTGACGTTAGCCACCTTGTGCCAGACGGCTACAAGATTAAAGGCACGTCGTCACTTGTGGACGAGTTCGGCAACACTAAGTTGCAATGGGTTAAGACCGATACTGACGCCGAACGTCAGATAGAGTTGATGAAAGCCGTAATCGAAGGCATGAAGTCAGAGATTACACCCGTTGCACCTGTTAAAGCCGTTCGCGCTAAACGCGACGACAAGCTACTCAATCTTTACACGGTATCTGATTTCCATCTCGGTATGCTGGCATGGGCCGACGAGAGCGGCGACGACTGGGACATGAAGATTGCGGAAGACCTGTTCTCCCGCTGGTTCGATGCGGCGTTTCAGAAAGCACCGGATGCGGGAACAGGGGTTATTAACCTGCTTGGTGATTTCGCGCACTTCGATAGTCTGGATGCCGTTACGCCAGCGAGCGGTCATGTTCTTGATGCGGACACACGCTACCAAAAGCTAGTCCGCTACATGATTCGTATGGTGCGCCGTGTTATTGATACGGCCCTCGTTAAGCATAAAAATGTTCGCTTGCTTATCGTGCAAGGGAACCACGACGAAAGCGGAATGATTTGGTTGGCTGAGATGTTCAGTACACTGTACGACAATGAGCCGCGTGTGTTCGTCGATACGTCGCCGGATGTTTACAAGATGGTGCAACACGGCAAAACTACACTGTTCTTTCACCACGGGCATAAGGCGCGATTCGACGCTATCGAACCGGTAATGATTGCTAAGTTCCGCAAAGCGTTCGGAGAGAGTGTTTACAGCTACGCCCACGTAGGCCACCTGCACCATCAGAAGATTGTAGAAAGCCGTAACATGATTGTTGAGCAACACCGAACCTTAGCGGCTAAAGACGCCTATGCCTCACGCGGCGGTTGGATGTCAGGGCGCAGTGCAAATGTAATTACTTATAGCGCCGAATATGGTGAGGTTGCACGTTTAACTATTTCACCGGAGATGCTGGGATGAAAGACATGTATGAATGCACCGATGTGAGTCCGTACGCGGAGAAAAATGGATTCGAAGTAGGTGCTGTATATGAAGGGGTCACCCTAGAGAATGGCGATGTAAGAATGTATTCGCCTAAATATCGCAGCTTCTTTGAAATAGGCAACATTAACGAGTCAGGCATAGCCAGATTTAAGAGAGTTAACAGTGACAAATAAATACAACCGCACAATGACAAACACTCACGGCAGCACTATGACAGTAGACGTTTATGACGTGCTACGTGCTTTCGACATCCGCGACCCGGCGTTACAGCACGCATTGAAGAAGCTATTGTGTATGGGCCTTCGCGGGCACAAAGATACGGAAACCGACTTAGCGGAAGCAATTGAAAGCCTGGAGAAGTTACGGGAGTACCGAAGTAATATTGATGAGTAAGAAAAAAAAGCCCCTTTCGGGGCCTTAGTTTTATGCGTAGGTGATACGCTGGATAACAATAGACGACTGGTACTGATTGCCAGTAGCCTGACCTTCAATGGACTGAGTGATTGACTCAGGTCCGCCAATCTCTGGTGTTACCGCTGTAAGCTCTGCGCGTTTCAAACTGAAAGACATAGCTCCGTTTACCCCCGCCAGAATAGAGTTAATCTCTACCTGCTGCTCGTTGATAAACTTCTGAATCATCGCCATGTCATACAGCTTACCGGAGATGGAGAAGGTGTTAGCCGCGCGGCTACGCTCCACAAATGCTACGCTAGTGTTACCAAGTTCGAACTGCGCGGACGCGCTGTTGTCGTTGGTGATGGTGAGGCTGTCGCAGCGCAACGGCGTAGAACCATCGAACACGGAAACGTCAACCGAGGAGAACGGCTCGTCACCAAACGTAACAGAGGAGAAATCAGAACCAGACGGCGGCTCGGTGAGAATTTCCTGGCTACGCCCGATGAACGGGAAGCTGCCAGTTACCATCGCGTTAACCGCCTGTTCAACGGTAAAACCAGAAACTTCCACGCCTTTGGTAAGCGTGTACGCGGCAGTCCCGCCACATTGGCCTTTGTACCAGGTGAGAATAGAGAACGTCTTACACTGGCTACCCGTCTCCAGCTTATCCCCGGTCTTAGCCGCGGTAGTGGCAGTCTCTGTGGTCAAAGTGTGCTGGATACCGGCACCGGTGACAACAGTTGCGCTTACCTCGGTTACGATAAACGGTTTGGTGTTATCACCGGTTAAGTCGGTAAACGCAATCAGGTCGCCTACTTCCACACCGTCAGTAATAAAGCTGCCATCAGCACGGGTGAACGTCTTGCCCGCCGGTGCGACGGTAATTGACAGGTCAGTCAAGGATACACCTGATTGCCACGTAGAGCCTAAAGCACCCGCCAGCCAGTCGTCCTGGCTTTTCGAGCTTAGCTCGATAGCGTATTCACCGCTAACCTGTTTGTTACCGGTGCGGATGGATGTAGTTTCACGGCTGCCGTCCAGTTCGTTGGAGGTCAGCGTGTCGCGGGTGATGGCGGGAACACCGCCAGTGTTACGCAACGGCGACCAGACAGGGTTAGTCGGTGTTACGCCCGGGGTGACTTCCGCCACATAGAATTGCGCGGTAGTCGCGCCCTTAAAAGGAGTTGTAGCCATATTCACAGCCTCTTGGTGAATGCAATAAAGTTAATTGACAATGGCCGTTTGGCCCATCCGTTTTCTACAATCAGCGGCCCCAGGCTAACCGATTGAACCTCGGCGCAGATGTCGTTACGTGAAAATGACTTGCCTGCTTTAAACGCCGTGTTAAGTAAGTCTGCCATTTTATTGATTGGCGCGCTACCTTTCGCCGATGCGTAGTTAATGTCGACCTGATAGATACCAGAGCGTTGCTCGGTGAAGAACAAATCCGCCTGTTCCGTATCCGCCAGCAACATGTAACTCGCCAGATACGGCGTATCTGTTGACGTCGGCGCGTCGATGTTTTCAAGCGCAACCTTGATGCCGTTTGCGTTCCCGAAGGCTACCAACGGCACATCAAACGCTTTGGTTAAGTCCTCAAAGTAGCCCATTATTTCACCTTGTTGGCTTCTTCATTAATGAGTTGCTGGAAGCGAGACACGTTAGTCCTGACCATCCCGGCGGGCGCTTGCTGCGACCAACCATACTCCAGTCGTTGTGCATACGGCAGATTATTTGTCAGCGTGAACTCGCGCCAGTCGGTGGCTTTCAGTACGAAACCTGTAGCGTTTCCGATTGCTATGTTTCCTGATTTATCCGTAGCGTCCGTAATCCCGGAAGCAGGAGTACCGCCAGATGCCATCCAGTTCATACGAAATCGGCCTGTATCTACCGGACTCGCCTTTATGATAGCGGAAAACAGCTTGATAGACACCTGACGCATCACCTTCTCTGGGTTCTTCTTCGCCTTTTCCACGAACTTAGAGACATCAAGCGCGAAACTCATTTTCTCACCTGGATAAAGTATGCCACGACATCATCGTTAACCATCTTCTTCTCAATGGCTACGACAGACCATTGCTCGCCGCCGAATTGCACCTTGTCTTCCATCTTCGGTACAACACTGCAATCCGCTTTAACAATCATGTCGCCAGCCTGAATCGTCGTACCGTTTACCAGTCCCGCGTTTACCGGAACCGGAACCGCCTTCAACGGCAACACTTCATCCGCAGACCAGACGTACTCACCGAGAACTTCATCCCACACTTTCGAGCCAGCACGAACCAGAGATACCGTGCTACCGAATTTGGTTAGCAGACGTGTACCCACGCCTTGCATACGTTTACTGAAAGCGGTGCTCATTTTAACACCTCTTGCAGCGTCAAAAGAACACCGTAACTGTGCAAGACTACCGCGGTAAGAAAACCAAAAACTAAACCACATGCGAACTTATTCATCAAGCGGCCTCCAGTCTCGAGATAACCAGTAGCGCCGACGGTGCCGTGCCCCATGAGGTTACTGTAGCCGCTTGTGGGTATACACCGCCGAAGTTGGCCCCGGCGCTATCCCGCATAATCTGAACGGCAAACGTCTGGCCTGCGGTTGGGTTAATAACGACGCGGGACTCAATAGGAATTGTTATGTCGGCGCTGACTATTTTTGTGGCAGCGGGAGAGCCGTACTGAGCACCGTTGATGAGGATGCGCGATAACAGGATAGATGTACCGCTCGCTCCAGTGCGCCCCGCCTGTAACTTGATGCGGACGGCATAATTACCCGCGGTGTTGAACGTAACCAGCCCCGCAGCATTAAGCATTACCGGGTCAGATGCGCTACCCTGAGCAGAGCCGAAAGTTAACTGCAATGCTGTATCTACTGCGGCGGGCGCTTGCGCTACTGTTGACGCTGCGCGGAGAACTTCAACCTCTTTAACACCGGGAGTGGCGTAAATAGGTGAGTCCGCCATCTGGGTTAATACCCCGCGCAGCTTCGCTGGCGTGATAAGTCCGGTCGTGTTGTCTGGTAGCTCGGAACCGATTAGCGTGAATATCTCTGTTTTAGTATTCGCCATTTTTAACCCCGGTACACGTTAAACGAGAAGCCATTGTTAAGACCGCCGCACAGTAACGGGCGTAAGGCGTCGTCCGCAGCCGTAATCGCGGTCGTAGCGCCACTGTTGCCGTTGTTGAAGTAGGTCACTGTCACTGCACCCTCGACACGCTCAGTCTGCACGGAACGGCCGTCTGAGTTAGCCCGCACTTCGGTGCCTGCGCCATACGTAACTGCGGCGATTACCTGCGCAAGAATTATCTGTTTCGGGATAACACTGTTCGCTACAGGGAAGCCATTTAACGTTACGCCGGTGCGGGGATACGCAAGAGACTGTTCTGCCGACACTCGTCTACCGCACATCTGCGGTTCTGCAAGCCCGACATAAGTAGCGCCGTTGCGCAAGGCCACCTCTGCTGCGGTATCGTCTTCCGGTAGCTCAAGGCCATAATTAGCCGCTAACGCGCGGGCGTCAGCCAGGCTAATGTAACTGTCAGCGCCAGGTACGATTTCTCCCGTTTCCACGATTAGCGGCATAAATTATTCCTCTGACTTACGGCGACGACGCTTAGTACCGCCGCCGTTGTTGTGCGCTTCTTCGCTGTCCGGTTGGGTTGCAACCAGCTCGTCCGCTTCTACAACACCGCGAACTGGTATCACCTGACCGTCAACAATATCAACGTGGGTGTACTTTTCGCGGATTACGTAATTATCTGCCATGACCTTTCCTTATTACGGCCCCGAAGGGCCGTTGCATTAAGACACAGTTGCTACAGTGCTGCCGGAGATAATATTACCATACACATCCTGCACGACCACTTTATACGTACCAGAATCGGTGGTAGCGAGCGAAGTTTTCTCGTAGGTGGCGGCGTTAGCACCAGGGATAGCGTTGTTATCTTTGTACCACTGGTATGTGTACGGGGCCAGACCGCCAGTTACGGCTACGGTAAGAGTCATCGTCTTCCCCGTAGACCCGGTAGTGGTAGCGGCAAGTGCGGTAGAAAAAGATGCGGGCGAGATATTCGCCATATCGATTTCAACCTGACCATCGGCAGGAGAATCATTAGAAACACCAGTAATACGACGTTTAATTACATCAACCATTTTTAAGCTCCTTTAGCCTACAGTTCCTGCGTTTTTAAGCGCAGTCAACAGGTCTGCTACGGTAGTGTGCAGCGCGGTAACATCAGTTAGAAGTTTGTCGTGCTCCGCTACAAGCGCATCGAACTCCGCCTTAGTCGGGTCCGCCACGGCCTGAACCCCAGCGGCGGCGGGTGCAGCTACAGTAGCTGACTTTTTAACCCCACCAACTACGCTGGTAGTAGCGGGCGTGACTGGGATATCCAGGTCGCCGAAGTCGACATTCTGAAGGCCGCGCGGCAAGCCTTTTCCGGTCTTAGCCATAAATTACCTCTTAGTAAATGAAAAGAGGGACCGAAGTCCCTCTCGATTATATATTAACCTTAAGCCCCGACACCAGTTACCAGGAAGGCAATCGGTACATGCTTACGGTCAACAACACGGTTCCAGTTGGAGGCGTTCGCCAGGTCCTGCCAGGAAGCAGAGCGAGCGACAGTCTCAGTGCCGTTGCCGGTGATTACCGCGCTGGTGAAGCTGTAGCCCAGTGGGTGCAACAGCCAGGTCTTACGGGTCCACAGGGTTTCGACGCCACCACCGTTACCGCGGGACGCTTCGCGTTCGTATTCCAGCGGGTTAGACGGATTGCCTTCACCGTAACCGATAGCGCCGTTGCCGAAGATGATGGAGATGAACTTACGGCTTTGGCCGGTACCAACTACGGTCATGCTGTCGTCAACAATCACGCGGTAACCCTGGTAGGTGGCGAACAAGGTGTCGTTGTCAGCGTCTTTGATGAAGTCAATAAGCTGCTGCTTACGCGCCTGCGCATAAACGAAGCTGTGCATCGCGATAGCGCCCAGCACTTCGCCACCGTTACCCATCAACGCATCACCCATAGTCTGGGTAGCGTCAATGAACGCACCTGCGTCGAAGCCCAGAGAAGCAGACACGTTGATAACCATATCGTTCTGCTTGTGGTAGTCGTCGTCAGCGGTTACGTTGTCGTTGTACAGACCGAGCGCGGTAGCAATCAGACGGCGTTGTGCCTGACGCTGCCAGAAGTTATCCAGACGAGAAGCCACAGATTGCAGCGGGTTCTGACTGGTCAGTTCGACCGTCAGGTCTGCCTGACCAAAACCTTCGTTCAGGTACGCAACGCGGGCCATCATCTCGCCAGTCTGCACATTACGCGGAGTAGCGATGTCCTGATACACATCGTTCGAGTAGTTAGGCTCGATAGAAGTATCAATCGCTTTCCAGAAAGGAATGTTGGCGATGTTGGACGGGCCACGAGCGATCTCAGCGGCGTACGGAGTCGGGGTCAGAATACCGGACTGGAAGAACGCGGTTTTTTCTACCGGGTCTTCGGTCATATAAGACGCCAGGACCGGGATGTTGCCAGTTACGATATCGCCGATAGTGGTAATTGCCATTATTATTTCCTCAGGGCTTTAAGTTGCCGTTCAAATTCGGCAGGGTTCGATTTATACAGAGCCAAACGCTCCGCTTCACTCATGTCTTTAAACGCTGGTGCGGCCCCGCCGCCTTTGCCACCGGAAGCCCCGCCGCCGGAAGCTGCATTTGCTTTAATCAAATGCGAAAACGCTTTGTGTTCACGCAGGTATTTGCGGAACTGTTCCGGGTCAGTCGTGATTACGTTGCCATCTGCGCCAACAAACTTAGTAACCACATCATCGCCTTCGAACTCAGTCTTAACGAACGGCGCAAGAATGTCCACTGCTTCCGGGGTGATAAAGTCACCCGCGAAAGAGCCTAACACTGCTTTACGTTCGCTGCCGAGGATGCGCTCTGCCATTCTGGAGATGCGACCATCTTTCTCGGCTAACACCGGGTCATACTGGCTACGAATCGTCTTTTCGAACTCGTCCATCTTACCAGCGGCTTTTAACGCCTCCTGGTGTGCGCGCTGCCGTTCTTCTTCGGCCTCTTTTGCTTTACGGGCGGCTTCTTTCTTCTCCGCCAGCAACGCTTCCTGATTGGCCTTAAGACCGGCTACTTCTTTCTCAATCAGCGCCTGAACTTCTTCAGCGGTGAACATTTTCGGCGCGTCACCGCCGCCAGATTTATCTTCTGCCCCAGCTTCTTCCTGGAACGGATAACGTAAAAAACGATTCATAGTCAGTATGTCCCCTGGACGTTGGAATCCGGGCCACCCGGATTTACATGTCAAGAATAAATTATTCCAACATGCAAGGCAACTATTCCAGAATATTCCGCACGTAATCCTGCAACATGAACACTTTCAGTCTCAGTTGCCGTACACATTCGGCGTTCCGAACGTCAATAGCCAAATCCTCGTCAGCGTCACTACTTGGCGGCGCCAGTTTGCACGGCGGCTGCATCATCGTCGTATCCGGGGATGGAATTGGCGTTTGCGACGGCGCGGGACTTGAGCAGGACGTGAGCATCATCGAAAGTGCACACGCTGCGGCCAGGCGTTCTAATGTACTTAACGACTTCACGGGTAATCACCTCTGATTTCGTCTTGCCTTCGTTGTCAGCAGCGGCTGCCTTTGATTCGTCCTGCTGCTGCCGTTGTGTTTTCTTCGCTAACTCGGCCTGCGCTTCTTGCTGTTGCTGTGAAACGAGATTCGCCCGGCCTTCGTTCCAGCCGCTGCGGTATTGAAAGTAGCCGTGTGCGTAAGCCAGGATGATGAAACATGCTCCAGCTACGACAGTTGCTTTAAGATTCATGTTTCTCCTTTCTCGATAAGTAAAGCCCCGCCATAAAGCGGGGCGCTAGTCCTTATCATTTAAACATAGAAACGGCGTAATCTCAGTAAACCCGTTACTTTTTACACAAGCAATAGAGTATGGCCCTTCCGAACGCGTCAGCGTAACTACACTCAGGACTTACGTCCCGCTCCGCTACCTGCCCGCGCCGCGGTCGCTTGTTCATACTTCACAAGCTCAGGTGGAGCTTAGCATATTTTCAGTGAAAAGTCAACTATTCGAATAGTTTATTCCAACATTTACAATTCGGTGGAATAACTGGAATACGTAAATAAATAGTTTACAGACACCAACATAATAGGGTACCATTCGGATAACTTAAACAGGAGATGTAAAATGGTTGCCACAGTAATTACTTTTCCCGCGTATGTAGGGGCGAAAATCTGCAGGGCTAAAAATGATGTACGCTACTATCTGAACGCTTTTTACATAGACCCGGAAGGATTGATAGTGTCTACGGACGGCCATAGATTGTTCTGCGACAATGTTAAGACAAACGTTGAGAATGGGGCTCTCATAGACATAAAAGGGAGAGAGCCTTCTAAATTTAACTACGCGGAAGTAGACCACGACAACGGCAGTGTATCTTTCTATGACGATAGTCGTGCGCTTATATGTACACTTCCGGTGGATGTTGTAGACGGAAAATTTCCTGACTGGCGACGTGTGGCGCACATCACGCCGGGGGCAGTTGATAGCATAGGATTTACCATGCCCTACTTGGCAGACGCGCACAAGATTTCTAAGGCATACAAAAATGAAATTGCTCGTTTCGATTTCCAGGACCAAACCAGAGGATGCAAAATATCGTTTTCAAACACTGCATTTATGGTGCTAATGCCAGCGCGATTTAAATAAAACTAAGGCCCCTTAACGGGGCCTTTTATCATTCTGGCTTAGTAACCTTCGCCGCCTTGCTTACCGCCTCTACCCCATCAGCATCAGTAACTTTAACGAAGTATTCACCAGCCGCATTAACAGTCAGAGACAGAGCCTCTTCCGGGGCGTTCACCACTTCCTTCCCGTCTTTGTACCAGGTCAGTACATACGGCGCTTTACCTGCCTTAACTTCGACGGTGATGGTGGCGCTACCGTCGACCAGCTCGGTGTCTTTCGGTTGCACAGAGAAATACATGTCACCAGCGTCTGCCAGATACGGAATCTCGTAAAGCATGCCCGCCGCCGGTAGCGCAATACCGGTTTTATCTGCGAACGGCATATCGTCTACCGGTGTACCTAGTACACTTTCATCTTCAATAAACACCACATTCTCGCCGGAGCCAGACACACGGGCGTACTGGACTACGCGGCGCGCGGGTACATCAGTTACTTTGAAAAAGCCCATCATTAATCCCCTTTCAGATAATCAGCAACACGTTTATCGAGTTCCGCCATCTGCTTAAGCGTGAGCGGATTCCCGAAACCATCTACAGATATTACGCGAAACTCTTCCGGCGATATACCGCTGTTACGGAAAATCTTACCGCGAACTGGCCCTAATGCTTCATCCTGAAACCACGCCGGTTGTTGTTTAAGGAACTCGTAATAGGTGGTGTCTGCACTTACCTGAGTACCGCCGTCCGCACCCTTAGCCGCGCGTTTTGCGCCTTTATCGAGGAAGTCGAACTCAGAACTGATTACAGGCGCGGTGGTGCTTCGGCAATTAGGATGCGCGGGTGGCATCGGCCCTTTACCAATTTCCCACGTCATTCCGTCTCTGGCCCTGCAAATCGTGCTGGTGCGGCTGTCCAGCGTTGACACCCACTCGTATTTCTCGATGATGTCGTCGTTCCGGCGATACGTCTCGTTACGGGCTTCATTGGATACGTGAGACAGCGCGGTGCGGATTACGGTAGCCGCGTTACGTTCAGAGATGTCAGCCAGTCCGCCAGCGCCTACGACATTCTTAACAATCTGTCGTGTTGTCTGACCTTGTACGAACCCCATCTTAACGCCCGTTACAAGACGGGCGACTTCGGTTTCACCCCAGCCATCCATCAGCTTAGTGAAGTCGACAGGCTTGTCGCTCAGTGAGAGCGGTTGAAACTCAGCAGCGGCCCACACCTGTTCAGCGGTGGGTGTAACGAATTCTGCGTTAACGTTGGTGGCTAGTGTCTTTACGTTCCACTCAGCCTCATACGCTGCCAGCTCCTTAAGGTCTTCTGTCAGCTTTGTTCGCCAGTCGCCTGTAAGTCCGGTTAGTGCTTCTTCAATGTCGCGTAACAGTTTATTCAGTCGCGCAGTGCTACGCCCGTCGTCACCGAATAGCAGCACCTGCCGTTTGATTTCATCTCGCATTTCCTGGATAAACGGAGCGAGGTCTTTCACTTCACCGGATGCGGTGCGTTGCAGCCAAATCTGGTGGCTGATTAGGGATGTAAGTAAGCTCATAGGCCCTCCTGTGGTATCGCCAGTGTAACGCATAAAAATAATATTTGCAGACACCAATATAATAGGGTACTATTCAGTTATTGAAACGAGGATATAAAGAAATGAAGTTAACTAAATTAGAGAAGAAAACAACAGAAGAAGCCATTAAACATGGCTATACCTTCAAAAACGACTCACATTTCACTAGCTTTCAGCAAGGGGACCGCACAATTAGAAAACTAATGGATAAGGGTTTTCTTGTAATGGTCGACGACGGGAATGGGGTTGAATACAGACCATCACAACGGGCTTTCGACTTCATAAAATACGGCGTATAACGTTATTAGGCCCCATAACGGGGCCTTTTCTTTACTCCTGTTGCTGCGCCGACTGCGGAATCTCTCCCGCTACCTGAGTAACCGCGCCCAACGGCAGCGGCGCGTCCTCAATAGCGTTCTGGATGTCTTCGTCAGTCCAGTCAGTAACCCCCGCCTTACGCAATGCCGCGTAATAAGCGGTGGCAGGCAGCAAGCCAGCGTTAATGTCCGCCATCCACTGAGCGCGGTCCTGAGCGGTCATCGGTTGCAGGAAGAACTCCATGTTAAGCTTGAATTCAATCTCTGTGCCTTCACGCGGCCCCAGCATCGCCGCAACCCAGCGCAACGCATCAGTATACGCCATGCTTACGTTACGTGCGATTGTTGCCATAACAGACGTATCAGCACCACGTTGCAGGCGGGCGGATTCAGCGGTGATTTGCTGCGTCGGGGTGATAAGCTGCGCGCCAATCTGGATGGCCTGATTCTCTTTATCCAACATGTTCTGCTTGGCGAGGTTGTTCTCTCCGGCCTGAACCAGGAACGCGTTGCCGCCGTAACCGATGTTATGCCCTGAACGCGACCCCATGCGAACGCCGTGAGGGTTGGCTTCTTTCCACTGTTCCATGCTCATGTTCTCACCGGGGGCGATGAACAGAGTGGGCTGGCCCACAACGAAGCTGGACTCCTCATTGTCCGCGCTGTTGCGGAAATGCCCGATATTAAGCTCGGCCAACGGCAGCAAAGGGGCGTCGTCGATGGTCGCATCGTTGTTGCTTGCTCCAATGAACGTGAACGGGATTTTGCCGCGTAACTGTTCGCCGAGTTCCGGGAATATTTCGATTACTTCATCCTGAGCACCACCTTCGGCGTCGAAGCGATAGATTCGCTGGCGGTAACGGCCTTCAATCAGGTCAAGGACGCGGTATTGCTCGCCGAACTTTGTTTCGAACTCTGCACCTTGTTCCGAGTATTCCCATACTTCGCGCAACACGACCATCGTAACGCGGTTCACTGAACCGATGCGGGTCAGTCGCCAGTTGATGATGTTCTCCGCAGTGTAGAATGCTATGACCGGGTTTAATAACCCCGCGTTCTGCTCCGCCGCCGTTGCCGCGGCTGTCTCGGGGGCGTCCACCAGCAACCCGCCACGACCCATCGAGTCAATCTCCATCAGCGTATCCTGCGCGTGCTGCCACAGCCCGACACCGGAACCGTCGGCATTACGTAGCAGGTACTCCAGTTCAGGCGGAATAATCTGCTCAGGGTCTTTGCGCATGACACTGCCGACCATCCCCGCCAGGGTACGTTTAGTGAAGTTGTAGCAGATAGCGCCGTTCTCGTATTCTTCCTGCCGCTGTGCCGCGTAGGTCGGGTCCGGCTCGTTCTTCCCGACGTTGCGAAGATAGCGAATAAGGTCGCCTTCCAGTGCGTGGCGTACCTTCTGCCATTTATCGAAGTGATGCAGCCATTCCCGGTGTTTTGTCTTAACACCCTGATTCTGACCGTTCATAGTTAACATTGAATAATCCTCTTAAAGTGCGAAAGTCACCGGGATGTTGATTACGGGTTTAACCACCGGCATCTCGTAAACTACAGGATAGCCGAGGGCATCCGCCATATGGTCGATTACGCCGTCTTTAGCTGGCTCTCCATTATCGTCGTATGCCTGCTGCTCCAGCGTCTTCGCTATCTCGGGGCATAAGTGGTCGTTAACCCACAGCTTACCTTTTTCCAGTGCGGTATTCACGGCTAAAACACGGTCTTTAACCGGGGGGTTGGCGGATTTAGCGCGAACATCGAACCCGGCCTGCTGGAGTAACGCGATATCAGAGATTGACGCCGAGTTGGTTTTGCGGTTCTTACCGCTGGCGTCCGGGTACACGACGATGCGATGGCCTTGCGACTTCCACTTCTCAGTAATCACTCTCACCGTGTCCGGCGTATCGAACAGGCCTTTCAGTTCGGCAACCGCGTGCCAGCCGTCTTTACGTTGCACATACACGGCGCTGGCGTTCTTCGTAACGTTGAAGTCTTGCCCGATGTACAGTGTATCGCCTGGCTGAATTGTCTCTTTGCTGCGGTGTTTGCGACGGTCATACGCATAATACACGCTGCCGGATGTCAGGTTAACGAACTCACCGTTCAGATACGCGTTAATCAGTTGCGCGGGGTAAGTCTCGGTCAGCGAGCTGATGTAATCCGGCGGCAGGAATCTCGCGTTCTCGTGTGTGGAAGCCTGCACCATAGAGTAACTCGGCGTCGGATTCTCTTTGAACTTGGCATAGACGAACTTAAACCCTTCCGGCGTCGTGGTGACGGAGATGTGGTTAGTTACGCCCGGGATAACCAGACGCATACGGGCTACGATTTTGTTCCACGCCAGCTCAGCTTTCTCGCGGCTCAATACGTCCAGCTCATCCACGACCGCAGCCGCGATTTTGAAGCCGACTATCGAGCCGGGGTTATCCATCGAGCGGCAGATAACAGTTCCGAGCACCGTCTTACCGCGGGTAACAACGACTTCTTTGTCGCCTGATTTAACCAGCACATCGAGGCCAAGCAGGTTAGCCGCTTCCTCGAATGTCGGATAGAAGATGTCACGGATAGCAGGGTATGTGGGGCCGAAGTATCCAAGGCGTGTGCCGGGGTGCTTGAGCATAAACGTGAGCAGGTCCAGACATCCGACAAACGTCTTGCCGCTGCCGAATCCCCCGACATAGGCTTTGTATTTGTTATTGCAATTCAGGAACAGTGCCTGTGGTGCGGATAGCTGAATACTCATTCCTCTACCTCGCCCATATTCGTTGTTACGATTTTACCTACAGGCTCCGCGACACTAAAAATAATCTCAGTCGGTGCTGTTTCTTCGGTGGATTCAACTGGTTTCTCTTTGCTGAGGCCCAGCTTCGCCGCCGCAAACGTAGCAGAGATACCCGCAGCCCCTGTCTCTGTGAAGTACGCCTCTTCCAGCGCCTGCGCCGTTTCATAGGCTTCTGCAAATGCGGGAATCTCGCGCAGCCACAGCTTAATAATTGGGATAGTGACACCGATATGTAAGGCGAAGCGGGCCAGTGATGGGGGTTTATCCTGAATCAGCGGGCGTTCGTCGCCCTTGGAGGTAGGCACAAGCTCCCACGACGTGCGGTCAAAGAACTCGATTAATTCGTCGCAATAGTCCGGGTCCCACAACGCGGCGGAATTACGGGATGATTGATAAAGGCTCTGTTTACCGCGAGGTCGTCTACGGCGACGGTTTGCGCTAACAGCTTCTTCATGTGCAGCTTGCACCACCTCTGGCGATGGCTGCTTAAGTTTCAGCTTCATATAATCCCCTTGCATATGCGTCTGACCATCAGAGCGCACCAGACGCGCCCTACGCGCCTAAAGGGATTATATAAGGGGATTAGGTGGGATGTACAGAAAAGCCCTCCGTAGAGGGCCTGTATCAGTTATCTACCTTTTACCCATGTACTCATCAACTATGTCGATAATGTACCTGTGCTCTACAAGCCACGCCAACATATTTTCTGGCCTGACATCACCGTTTGGTGCACTGCCGTACAGAATGCAGTCGGCATAGCAATCCATAAAGTTCTTTATGGCAGCGGCCTTGTCTAATGTTTTTGCAATAGCTTCTTTTTCTGTCACTCCCCACGCCCCCCTCTGGCAATACGTTGTTCAGTTTTAGTGATACCACGGCGCGTGAATAACACCGGGCTTGTCTTAACGTGCGTCATGAGACGGTTGTTATAAATTACGTGGCGCTCGCAGTTCACGTCTTTGCTGTACTTCGCAATCGTCATTTCGTTGATGCCGGTTTGTCGGCATGTCTCAGCCATCGTGCCGTATTCTTTAATCAGGTTCGGAATGCTGGTAATCATTCTGAGGCAATCTCCGTTATGCACATGATTATGACCTTCGCACCGTACGGTACATGCTCTTTCGCTTCATCTTCAATTACCCTAATCTCTGCTAAGGTGAGCTTTTCCCCGTTTTTCGCCGACGCGGTGCAATTTCCGAAGCCTGAACTCCGACCGTTTGACCAGCTGTAGCTTATAAAGAACTGTTTCATCCTAAGAAATTCCTCGTTGTCCACATCGCATTCGGATATTTATTATCTCTGTCCTGCACCACGGCAATCATGTTACCGCGCTGCACGAGGCAGAAGTGTCTTTGTTGCTCGCCGTTGTAGCGACGCCAGATTGCTTCTTCGATTGCTGCGTCAATATTGTCGAACATAATTAATCTTCCATACTTAGTAACACGTAACCAGGGAGGTACGCAGATACGTCCGCAACATGAATAACACGACGGTAAACAATACGACCTGTGTACTCACCGTTTTTGTATTCTCTCAGACACAAAGTATCATCCACTTTAAAGTTACGGTCGTTTAATCTCAGTTCCGCCAGTTTAAGGCCCGCCAGAACAGGCTCAAAATGCTCAGGTAATATCTTTAATTCATGGAACATACTCACCCCACTATCTCATCACCTAGCCACGCCGTTTCTCGTATATCGTCAACCACGCAAGCGGCATGTTCACGGCTAATTGCAAAAATGTAGAAGCTAAACTTCTTCCCGTCGGCGTCGATGTGGTTAACCGAGTAAGGTTTCCACAGGACGCCATCGACAACTACTGGCTCAGGCGCTTTCATTCTTCATGCGCTCAAGCAACAACTTAAACGCCTCCAGTTGAAACTCTCCGTTAATCGACAGTTGCCCGCCTAACGTCTGTTTCTCTGACTCAAGCACCATAATACGGCGCTCGAGTGATGCGATTGTGATTTTAGGCATTGGTATCGCCTTTGTTCAGATTGAAGCGGTTAATCAGCTCACGACGTGTCTCATAAAGCGACTCGACCATTTGCTCGGCTACCGCGATTTTAGTATTCAGGACGTGCATCACGTGCCCGATGTCTACGCCGCCGTTGACGGCCTCTACCATCATCTTTTCGTATTCGTTGTTAGTCATTTTTACGCTCCCCCCACATGCGATTGAGATACTTGTTCTTGTCAGGCCCAGGGAAACTGTTACGTTTCATCAGTTCCTCGCGTGTCGGGAACGGGGTGTGACTGACTTTGCGGCCTGCTCGTAATGGTTGGCTTACTTGACCTTGTTCGCTCATTTCTTCTCTCCTGCATAAGCTGCTTTAAGTGTCTGCATCGCAGCGAACCAGAACGCGTCCGCCGGAATTCTGTTGCTCAGGTTACTAACGGCGATACGCGCCATCAGTTGTGCGTCTTTGAATGCTTCGGTATCTGTGATTTTCATATTCATTATCCTGCGTTAAATGAGCCAAGTACGATGCCACTTTCTTTTGGTTTCTCGATTTCGGTAACTTTTACGTTATCGTTGAAGTTATTCATGGTTATTGGGTCATCCTTAGCGCGAACTAAGCTCAAGGCTTCATCCGGGGAATTAGCCCACACCACAAAAGAATCGTATTGGTCATAATCACACCAGTCTGCTTCTACTAAATATAATTTCATCTTCTCTACTCCGTTCTCGTTGTCAATGGAGTAAATATAATAGGGTCGATGGTAATAGTCAACTAGTCATTACAGAAAATAGATAAAAAAAATCCCGGCTGGGTCAGGGCCGGGATAAAACTGGAGAGCAGAGGGATGGAACAGGAGGTGATTTAAGTATCGTCGGATTAGTCTTAGGTGTCAACAGAGATTCTCCGGCACGCGTTACCGCACTTTGGCCCGACCTTGTTACAGGTCCGCGAGGGTGATGATACCCGGAGTGCCCTCAATGTTGTTTAATCTTCTGTTGCCGTTAGTCTATCAACCTTTAACCGCGCGTCCAATAGCCTCCGCCTCCTGCCACGGTTTGCCGTCGAACAGCGCCAGACGTCCTGCTGTACGGCGACGCAGGCCGAGTAATGGCTTGCCATTCTGGTTGATGAACAACGCCAGCTTAGCCCGCAGCGTCGCAATATCGCCAGAACGCAGCGCCTTGCCCGTGCCAGTAGTAGCCGCAATCACGCCAGCACCCGCGTTATAGACCAGGTCACACACTGCATCGAACTGCGCCTGTGTCAATGAATAGTGTGCTGCCGCATCAACCGCAGCTACAGCCTTAGCCATATCGCGATTCAGTAACAGCAAGCCTTGTCCAGGGGTGATGGTCTTACCCGGTGTTACGTCTGGACCGTAATGCCCGTAGCCTATGGTAAGGTACTTCTCGTTTGACGTAGCGCGGTACGCAGTTCCGCGGAATCCCTCAAACGCGGCACAGAAATGCAATCCATTATCTGAAATGTTTCGAGACACGCTTATGCCCTCCGTATGACAACCACGCCTGGCGAATCTGACGCAGCGCGGCTAATGTGATTAACGTCTCAGGCAGCGTCGGCGACACGCTGCCCTGTAACAGGTGGATACATCCGGCGGCGCAGACGATAGCGGTCAGGATATAGAGCACCCGACCAAATAGCCCGTCGTCCACGCTGGGATGATACACATTAAACAGCGATGTGCCCCCGATTGCCAGCATACCGCCGAACCAGAATAACTCATTCATCTGTGCCTCCTCGACGCGCGATGTATTCTCCGGCAACGATACTGGAGAGACGGGAATAGATGGGCATCCAGAGAACAGCGATAATGAAGCCCAGGCCCGCGATTTCACGGTCGCCCGTGATACCGAACCATTGAGCTGCGAGAGGTGCGCCAAATACGGCGCAGGCGAAACCAGTAGCGATGAAGCAGAAGCCGTCGATAGGGTCAGAAATAGCGGACTTATGTTGTCTCAGTCCGATTACCCCACCGGCTAGTGCGGCAGCCAGAAGCCAGCCTGTCACAGTTTCAGTAAATTTATCCAAGATGAATCCTCCAGGTGCGTATTAAGTATGCAGTAACTGGAGGATACCACGCTTAGGAATTATCCTAATAACGGTTTATTTATATCTCCTGACGTATTGTCGTCTCTGTGGTTTCGTTGGAATATCATCGTATCCCAGCGATTTCCAGTAATTAAATAGCCGATTAGCGATAGCTGCGCGTTCCTGTGTTTTAAACTCACCGAGATTCACGGCCTTCCCGTTCTGGGATGCGCTGGCGCGTATTGTCCCATACCGCTCGACCAGTTCCCTATAGGTTGCGTTACGTTCTCGCGTCTTAACTTTCGGCGACAGCGGCGCAAGGCCGCTTCGTTTCAGGATGTCAGTTGCGAGGCTCATTGCGATACTTCTCCAGAATCTCACCTACTCTATCGTATGCATATTCGTCCGGTATTACCCCGTAGCCCAGGTCATTGTCCAGCTTAACTAGCATATCCAGGATACCGTTCAGATTGGATTCTAGTTTCGCGTAGTCCTCGTAACTTACATACCGCCCTTCATGAGAGTCCGGCACCGGCGTTATATCTACCGCACCCGCGAAATCTTCTGTTAAGTCGTATCGTACAACCATCACTCCACCCCTTCCACACGTGTAACTGACCCACAGTTCGCGCACTCGACGTAATCCGGGAACTGGTCTTTGTATTTCTGTAACTCGGCTTCGAGTTTCGCGTAGTCTTCGTACTCTACGTACCCACCATCATCGCACGGGTTTACCGAACCACCTTTTTGATGGAACAACTCTAATTCGTATCTCTGTACCATAATTATTTCTCCTGTTTACCAAGTCGCTTAGGTGAGCAGATAGCGCGTACCTCTGAATCATTGGGCTTGTCGCCCTGGAACAAGAAGTGCGCGTTTTCTGCGGCGCGTGCCGCTGACTGACACGCCTCCATCGAATAAAACGTTTCTGATGCCGCCAGGTGCATCTGGCCTGCGGACAATACCCAGATAAATAAGATGCTGGTCATTTTATTTTCCCGCATTTATAGCACTGCTGTAAGTCGCTACACCACGTAACCAAACGATAGTCGTGCTCGCACTCCTCAGCTTTGGTCGCGCCGCAATTAATACATCCGGGTAAAGGTTTGCTCGGGGTAGGGTCTCCGGAAATGCCACCACCCTTACGTATAAGTTTATACGCCTCCGCATCACCCGTAGCTGTAGCCAATGCCAGATGCAACTCCTTAATCTGTTTTGACGCATCACGTAACTGATTCTTAAGTGACTGCACCTCATGCGCCAGGTCTTCGCACTGTTGCTTGTACGGTGGGTTACTTACCTGCTGCCGTAGCTGGTCAATCAGGTACTCGAATACTTCGTTTTTTGCTACTCATTGGTTTCTCCTAACACCGACTCAATAATGTAAGTATGGACCGCATGGGTTAATGTGTCGCCGTATGACACGCCTGGCGTACCAGGGATACCCGCCATCCAACGCATATCACCTTTCGACTGGCGACCTATCATGTGGATGCCGTACCTCTCTACAAGGATGTCCACCTCATCGAGAATCCCCTTGCGGCGTAACAGCGCACGTGCTTTTGCGGGGGTCATTGCGCAACCTCATACAAAGTTTCCGGGTAACCCCATGTTGCTTTAGCAACAAGATTATTATCACTATCAACGTATATAGACTCTGGCGTACCTGCATTAATAACCATGTGATACATAAGACCTTCTACTGTGCTGAAAAACTCATCTTTAGTTACTGCTTTCATCTTCTGTCTCTCCTCTCGTTTGTGTAAATGAATAGTAGCCTATTCTATCTTAGTGTGCAAGTAAATTTTATTGGTGTTTTAAAGATAATCGTTCACCTCTAATCCAGTAGTACCTCGGGCGTCGGGCCCACTGACGCCAGCGCATAACACGGTACTTGTTGCCGTCTGACGCAACAATAAGCCCGAATCGCTTTTCTCCGTTTCTACCGGTCCAGGTTACGATGTCATTCAGTTTCACTGTTGCATCTCCTGCAATAGTCGCTTCGATTGTTGCGTTTGGTGAAATAGAACAAAAATGAGAAAAATGATACGCTGCTGTGTAGCAGCGTAAGTCACTCAGTAAAGTCCCAAACTATTGACCATCACACTTCCGGCGGCTCAGGTAATGGCATCCAGTGGGATGGCTTCCACGAAGCGCCAGGAATTAGCCACCCATCATCAGCGTCAGGATGACCGGGAATATAAGTAGCCCACTTCATCCGCCAATCGCCTTTATGTCCAAACTCTGTAGCTACAAGAACGCCCGTCATTTTTGGGGGCATCCGCTCACTACACTTAATCCACTTACCCATATCTCACACCTCTTTCAATCAAGGATTGCACACCAGCTTTCCACGCCCGCCACGCGAGACGCGTCTTAACGTTCAGGTACTCTTTCTTTGAACCCTTGTTAACCGGCAGACCCTCGACGACGGCCCACCGCTCGAATGCTTCTCTCACAACTTAGTCCTCCTCATCTCCTAAATCTGGATACACTATGAAATCCCCAAGCCTTTGCAGCTCCGCACCAGCCATAAAATAACCAAGTGCTTCGGCTCTTTCGGAATCTGTTTTAAACTCGGATAGCGGGTAACGTTCATAGAACTTGTTAATCAAAAACGCCTGGTCGAATTTAGTAGCATCGTAATTACTCATAGCCCTACCCCATGGTGCTTAAGGAAACTGTTTAACTTGTACTCACGGTACTGTACGGATGCTTTAGCGCGAGCTACAAACAACGCCTTTGAGGAAAAATAAGGCGTACTCTCCCATATATCGAGAGCTAATCTGGCGTTAGACAATCCGCGACGTAGACGCGCCAAACGAGATTTGTTATACGGACTCATACCAACCCCCATAACGCGTGCACCACATAAACGGCGCTGACAATTAAAATAAACGGGTAATTATTCATACCACCCCCATCTTATCTTTAACGTGCACCCAGAACTCACCACAGTACCAGCACCACATAAGATTGGGCGTCTCGCGCACCCAACCGTAATCCTTACGCGCACGAATCGGAATAATACCCTTAGTAAAATAATAACCTGTTCGTAGAAACTCAGGGTCGCGCGTCGCAGTGCGCCACATGTTGTAAAACTGCTCCAGCCCGGCACCCCGACGCAAAACCCGTATTTTATGGTTATATTCCGCTACTGTTTTCAGTTCAGTGTTATTCATCTACGGCAACCTCCCTCAGAGTCGTCGGCACGAGCATCATGATTCGATGCCGTTCTGGATTTAAATTCTGCGTTGAAACCTAACTTTGTTAAGGCGCAGCAATGGTCGAATGCTTCGCTTCTGCTTCTTGTTGAGTAACTAAATCTTCCACCTACATATACGTCGTAAATTAATTCTTCCATCACTTCACCCCTTTGAATTTAAAATTGTTGCCGATGAGTGTTAAATTATCTCGTAAGGCGTAACCATGTTTCTTTCGTACAAGACCCCATACGTCTACAGCGATACTATATTCATCTTCGTCCTGGGTAACTATCACGTACTGTCCGCAGCGTTTCGTTTTCACCAACTGACCCTTCTTAAACATAACCCTCACTCCTCTGTCTCGTTTCGATAAGTGAATAGTATCCTATTATGTTGGGGTGTGCAAGAGATTAGTTACGTTGCCGTTGTGATTCTTTCGTGTAATAGGATAGCGAGCGAAACGAAACGAACGTGGTGCCGAAGGCACCAAGAGTGAGTGAGTGAGCTTGCGGTTCTGACCTACGGCAAATCAGTAACTTATATACTTAGGCGGGAATTACAATAGACTATGGCCCTTCCGAATGCGCCAGCGAGACTCACTCCACACGTCGAGACGTGCTCGTTTCGCCTGCCGCGCACCGCGGTCGCTTGTTCATACTTCACAAGCTCAGGTCGAGCTTAGCATATTTCTTAGTAAAAGTCAATACCTGTAGCATCTTTTGTATCTTAGTAACTTTGTGTGTTGTTTCGGTTGCTTTTACATTCCCGCTATCCTATACTTGGCTTCACCGAACAAACAGGAGATATAGAAATGCAACATTACATGACACAGAATGAAGTAGCTGAACGTATCGGGGTGACACGGCAGACAATTAATAACTGGTTGCGCAGTGGTAAATTCCCGGATTGTTGTATTAAGGTTATGGGTAGACGTTTACCGGGAACATTTGACCGTAATAAAGTTGAAGCGTGGATTAAGGAGAACGTGAAATGATTGGGCGTATGGGTTGTTACTTTGAAAACGGTAAAGTTAAATACTGGTTTAAGTTTGCGTCGGAAATTACTGACAGCGGATTCTATGCGGAAATATGTAAGCCTAATCATTTGTCAGAACCTACGCGCATTATTAAGATGCCAATCGAGGCGTTGAGTAAATGCCGTTTCTATGATTCTGCGTACGCGTGGTTTGCGGGCGATAAGTAAAAGAAACCCCAACGCTATAACGTCGGGGTTAAAGTACAAATCATCAAAGTAAGCATAAGGATTATACAATGACAAAGTTAATAGTTCCACAGCTACGCCGCCAGAAACACGGCGCTGACTTCTTCGCACCGGTAAAGATGAACCGCGCAATGCGCCGTATGCAGGAAGCCTTAGAACGTGCGGAGAAAAAGAAATGAATATTGTTTTTGCAGCGCTGCGAAACACATTCGATAAAAACCCGGTAGCGCGTGAAATGCCGCTGGAGCAGTTCGTAGAGTATGTCTGTGATACGTCGAAGCGTTTATCTGTAGACCCGTCGTGGACTAAGGAAGAGTACGACGCAGCCAAGATTAAGCAGAAGGCTATCGCACCTGTTGGTGGTCGCCGTAAAAACGCGATTCTGGAAGACAGTGTGGTTAAGTTCGACTTTGACCATCTCAACCGTACTCAGTACCGCGACCTGACACGCAAATTCAAGAACGCGCCGTTCTTCAATATTCTGCACACGACGGCGTCGCACCAGCACGCGTGTAAAAACGGTGACTACGCTTTCCGCGTTCTCGTACCGGCCCGCACGCCGTTTAACTCTAACGACGCGTGGATGGTGCAACGTGCTATTTGTGCTGAGTTAGAAATAGACGAAGCATTGCGCGACCACTGCACAGAAGATGGCAACCGCCTTATCTACCTGCCGCATAAAGAGTCAAAGATAACGGTTACAGAAGGGCGTGTTATCCGTGCCGAGCGGTACATCAAGAAAGCCGAAGAGATGGGGCTGCGTAAACGTGAAGCTAAGACGCTTGCTGCCGATGAGCACGGGCTTAACGCAGATATAGCTCATTTCTGCGAAGCCGAGCTGGGCCTTGACGCTTTATCTTCCGGCCGAGGGTATGAAGTGCCATGCCCTAATGAACATCTGCATACTGGCAAAGGCTCTACCAGCATCATGCTCGATGGTAAAGAAGTGCGCTTTGTATGCCAGCATACGAACAACGGCGCTTGTACCGAGCTTAACCGTCGGCAACATTTGGCCTTGCGTATGTGCGGCCTGCCCGACGAGCTTAACGTAGACAAGCAACCTATCAGTATTAACAGCATTCGTGCGGCTTTGCCTGACTTACCTGACGAAGAGATTGAAGAACTGCACCGCACAGAGAACGAGGAGCCTGTAACTTGTACGCTGGAAGACCTCGAAGACGAGCCGGAAGTAGAAAAAGAACCTGCTTACTCCGTCGTAGATGGTCTTATGCAGACTAACGAATCATTCTACATTTGCGCAAAGTCCCACACCGGTAAGTCGACATTTAGTATGGCGATTGACGCCGCCATCACCGCCGAAAAAAGATATGCGTTCGGTGGCGCTGAGGTCGCAGAAGGTCATGCATTTATCTTCGCAGGCGAAGGTGCACAGTCGTTCGAGAGACATAAAAAATCTTTGCAGATTGCACTTGGCGATAGCCTCGACCGCTTACACATTATCGATTGTGTTGCTGAGGGGTGTAACTTACTTGACGAAGCGTGGCGACGTAAGGCGGTGAGAATGATGCGCCGTGTTGCCGGTGAAGAGAGAATTGTAAAGGTTACGTTTGATACCCTGCAAACCTGTATACCTGGCTTCGACGAAAACGACAACAGGTCAATGAAAGAAGCGGCGCAGGCGCTTAACGAAATAGCGTCTACGCTTAACGCCGCGGTAGGTGCTATGGTGCACCCGACTAAAAACATCGATGAAACTGTACCATCCGAGAACGGCATGATGCCGAAGGGCGGTAGTGATTTTCACAACTCCATCGATAACGGGATGTTCCTGCATAAACCAGACAACGACAATAACTTAGAGATAAACCTGTATCACATAAAGAACCGAAACGGAGAACGGCAGAAAGCCAGAGGATTCGTAATACAGAAGATTCAGATAGCGGAGCCACCGGAAAAGAAAGAACCAACTCACAACTTCATGGGACTCCCGGAAGGGTACAGTAGTGACGATGTACGAGATTTTGACGCAGGAAATCCGCACATCGATGTCTTTGTTAACTTTAACGCCTTCTCTGTCTTCGTGAAGAAAGTAGAAGGTATGACCGACGAACAGAAGGAAGCCGTTAAAGAAAAAGTAGGCCAGTTCGAGAAACTGGACACCAAAGAGGCTACGGTTATTTACGCATTAGGTAAATTGCAGGAGCAGGGCGACGACAAGCGAGGGTTTTCTATGTCCGCTATCGTCAAAGCGGCGAAAGAAGATAGTTACGGCGTACCGATTAACGCTAATAACGACCTTCGAAAAAAACTGGAAGAGATGCACGAGGCGGGGGTTATCGTCTCGGGTCTGGATAACAACAACAGACCTATCCCTAAGCAATACAGGTTGCCGTGGGGCATAAACGACAACAAGATTCCTAAGACAATATACGAACAGAATGAAATGCTTACAGTGACCGAGGAAGATTTGGAATAGGTAAAAAGAAAGGGGCGTTAAGCCCCTTCACCGAACGCCAGCCACTTGGCGTCTACTTCCAGCACTTCTGCCAGTTTAAACAGCGTCGCCGGGCGGACATCCTGAGTTACACCGAGTGCCAGTTGGTTAATCGCGCCCTGGGAAACCCCAGCCAGAACAGCCAGACGGCGCTGGGAGATGCCGAGTTCTTTACGGCGTTGTTCTACACGGATGCCTAGTTCAGATGGTTGCATGTCAATTACTCCTTAGTCAGTTGATATGTGAATAGTACCATATTAATTATTTTAGGAAAGCCCATTGACATCATGAATAGTTAGCTATTATAGTTAGCACATACCAAACGAGAGGAGAGAAACAAAATGGCTAAACGTAAAGATTATGATGCTAACTGGAAAGTGTGGTTTCCCAACGTCATCCTAGAAGGACGTGGGGATGTTGAAGGTATGATTACTCAGGCATTCCGTTTCTTACCCGAAAACATGCAGAAAGACATTCTTAAAGAACTTAACAATATCGCCGAACAGGAGAACAAATAATGTTAGAGAAATTCTTAGTATTACTGGAACGTTTCGTAGTTGCGCATGAACTGATTGCTGCGAACAGTGTGAAACAACCGACTAATAAATCTGTAGGTGAATTGACTGTTGACGTCGCGGTAACGGGGGTAGAGACAGTTAAAAAAGAACTGGCTAAAGCACTTGAAGAAGTCGAGAAGGCGAAAGAAATCCCGGTTGAAGGTGAAGACGTCGTTGACACTAAACCGGCAGAAGATGAGAAGCCGAAACGCAAGCCTGGCAAATCAAAACCAGCCCCTAAACCTGTAGAGGAACCAACACCGGAGCCGGAAGAAGAAGTCGATTACCAGTCTCTGCGTGACCAGATTCAGGCTATCGACGATGCGATTAACGAAGGTCCGAGCGATGCCGCGTGCGACGATTCCGATGAACTACTGGAAGAGTTCACCGGTAAGAAAATGAAGATTGCCGCGATTAAAGACGAAGACCTGGCTGAATATCTGGAACGCCTCACGGCAATCAAGAACAAGTATTTCGAAGAAGAATAACTACTTAACTTATGGTGCCCTCGCTATTGAGGGCACCAAACTGAGGGTCAGAATTATGATTTACCAACTCTACCGAGCCGTAGACAGGCGGGATAGCACAGAGGCGTTATGGCTGGGGG